ACGAGGCAGATACATTTTTCGTATCTTGAAATCCCATTGACTCAGCTCTAATCCATCTATGTTTAAAACCTGATGGAGCAGGTGGTGAATCTAAAGGTGATGGTGGAGTCCAAACTTTTTTATGAGATGTATTTTCTCTTGTTTGACTCGCACGTGAGGTCTTCTTGTCTATTGTATTTTCCATATGCTTTATCCCTCCTTCGTGATATTTAGTTGTTTCGCATACTCTTCGAGTGGCACACCTAATTTTTTAGCGATTGTAACCTGCGATGGTGTGAGCCTCACAGTTTTGCGACCAGATTTAGTACTTCGCTTCGCTGAAGCTACTGTTTGTACCGGGGCAGGTCGTGTTTCTTTCCCCGAACTATTAGTATTACCAAATTTGTGCGGGAATTCAAGTCTTATTCTCTTATCTATTTCAGAATAATACTCGTCAGTTGTTGGGTCAAAACCTTCTACTTCTGTAAGTTTTTTATGAAGATCGAAAGCAGTGTAAGTCATAGCTGAGTCTTGACCAAACCATGAATTATCTTCTGCCCATGCTTCAGCCTTAGGATCAGGTGAACCTTTTGCCGCTTGCTCCCTTCTTAAATTAACTTCAGGAATAGCTTTTTTTTCTGACTGTTGTTTTTCATATGCTTCTTGAGCTGCTTTAGTTTCAGTCAATTTAGCTTTTTTATATCCAAATTCAGATATAGCTGCCATAGCATCTGCTTCAGCTCCTAGATCATTTGCTTCTCTAGCTGCTGCAAGTTTAGCTTTAGCTGCTTCAATACCTGAATCAATACCTTGTTCAGTTACAGAAAGAAAGTCTGGCTCTATTTTTTTAAGTTTCTCTTCTGCATTTTTTTTGTCTTTAATGACACGTTCTGCATAAGTTAAAGCTTCGTCTTTTTGACGTTCAGCTTCTCTCCACTTTTTAGTTAGCTTTGCTATTCTTTTTTGTACACTATCACTGTATTGTTCTAATTCTTCTTTAGGTTCTTTCTGATCGTTTAGTTTTATTTCTCTTTCATTTTCGTGAGTCTTATCCTCAGGGACTGTTTCATCTACAACAGGTCTTACAGCCGGATTTTCTTTTACTTCCGGTTGTTCAATTTCTGTTAGATCTTTTTCTTCAGCAACATCGACGTCCATTGCTGGACCCGAGGTATCGATATCAACTGTTTTGTTCACTGTATCAGTGTCTGGCATAGTTCCTCCTATGATTGTTAATATTGATGAAGTATATCTTCAGGGTTTTCGATGGTTGCTAAAACTTCATCGTCATTTAGCAATCTAACTTCCCCGCCATCGATTTGTATTCGGCTGCCTGCATATCTTGCAAACACAACCCAATCACCTTTTTTACACCAAGGCCCTTCAGGAAATTTTTCTTTGTCATAACAATGTGGACCCATTGCTAAAACCAAACCGCATTGAGATGCAACTTGTTGTTTTTCTAAAGTGTCTTGACCTAAAATTAAACCACCTTTAGTTTTTCCTGCCATCTTAAATGGTAGAAGTAACATTCTCCAACCAGTGGGTTGAGGTAGTTTATCTGATTCTTTTGATTTTAACCTATCGTAGGTTTGTTGTTCTTTGTCTTTTATTTCTTTGTTTTCTTTTTCGTATTTATCAGCCAAAGCATATTTAATCTTTGGTGTCTCCGAATTTGATAACTGTTCCTTTTTCATCTTTTTGCTCCTTATCGTTTAGCAGGTTAGAGATATCCTGTGATATTTTATAATAGGCGTGTGCCTGTCCCATCATATACTTATATTTTTCCATATTGTCAACAGTGCCGGCAATCATTGCATCACCAATCTGTTGATATGATTCTTTTAGTTCTCTTCGTATTTTAGTCAGTATTCTTATTTCGTCCATTTGCTATTTTACCTTTATTTATTCCTTTCTTAATAATATATTCTTGTGTTCCATTCGCACCTGTCTCAACTTCTTTACGAAGGTTTTTAAACAGATTTTTTTGTTTTTCTTCTTTTTCTTTTTTTATTGAAAAAGTTTCTAATAGTTTTGTATCTCGCATCACACCAACTATCTATGTAATCTGTAATATTGTCAATAGTATTACAAAATTTATATATAAATTTATCTAACATTTCCATCTTTTCCTAGCTTGTCTTAATCTAGAATTAGGATCTTTAGCAGCCTTAGGAAATTTTTTCATTTGCCCTGCTGATCTTGCACAATATGACTTACGTCTGTTTGCATCTTTAGATCCTTTTTTAACTTTACCTGTTACAGCTGTTTTTAATTTTGATCCTGGGTTAGCTCTTCTATAAGCAGCTACACCTTTAGCTGTCATACCCGCACCAGATTTTGTAGACCTAAAGTTTTTCTTATTTCTTGCAGGCATGTTATCCTGTTTTCTCATGCCTACTTCTTCTTTTTAGGTTTTTTTGCTGTCTTAGCTGCTTTTTTAAAGTTAGCTGCTGTTGGTGCACCTTTAGCTCCAACTTTTCTCATCTTCTCACCACTACCTGCAGCGATTCTCTTTTTTTTAGCATGTATGTTTGCGTAAAGACCACGTTTTGCCATTATATTAATCCTTTGTAATATTTTTTATATGATTTGTTTCCAACTTCTACTCCACCAAGATCTCCTGAAATGTAACTTCCATTATAATCTCTTTGAGCCTGTTTAACCATATTGTTTTCTCCAGAGCCTTTAGAAAAATATTTTCTACCTTCCAACGCTGATACACTTGCTGTCTTTTCAGTTTTCTTCTTTTTTTTCTTACCAGAAAGTTGTTGAAGAAGTTTTTTAATATTTTTCTTAGACATTATTTATTTATCTTACCTGATTTTTTAGCTTTAGAACCAAACTTACCATAAGACTCATTAGCTGAATCTTTTAATTGCTTTTTAGTTCTTTTCTTTTTTATTCTCATTGCAATTGATTCATCTTTTCTATCTTTGAAACCTTGTTTCTTCTTTTTAACAGAACCACCTTTTTTATACATAGCTCCGCCTCTCATACCCATATCATCTTTGAAAAAACCAGATGCCATATCTTTTCTAGCAGTAGACATTCCACCACCCATTTTTTTTGTTCTTCCGCCATTCATCAAAGCTTGTCTTGATTGAGTGACTTGTTTATTAAATCTATTGTTTGCCATTATTTTTTTCCTCCGTTTTGTTTAAATATTTGTGTGCCCTTTATACCATAAATACTCGCCACGACAAGGATCCATAAATTTGTGAACCATTTCGGGAGCTCCGAGAACATATCAAAAAACAATTTTACCTTGTCCATCGCTGTTGGATCGTCTGATACGACTGCCCAGGCCAGAATTGCTATGGGCAAACTTAAAATTATCAAAACGGCCTCGTCCTTCCAGTCCGATTGACGTGCTTCTAATAATTTTCCTTGGTAAGCTTCTTTTCCTTCAGCCATACGAGATGCGTGCATAAGCTGTGCATCTGACATAGCTATCTTTGTTTTCTGCTTGTTAGCATAAATTTTACTTCCAGCAGAAACGGCTAATTTAATTGCCGAAAACCACATGTTAGTACCAAGTTGCTGTTTTCTTTTTGTCTTTTAGCATTCTTTTAGTTCCTCTGACCTCAGTTTTGTCCCCTGTTGGTATGTAATTTCTTGGCATACCGTTTGCAGTGGTTAAAGATCTTGGATCCAACTCTATATTTTGAGAAGGAATGCCTATTTCAGACTGTGAAAAAGATTTATCTTTTTTATCCATAGTTTTCTCCTTATTTTATTTTAACTTATCCTACTTTTTTCTTTTTTGCCATTTTTTTCTTAGGAATTACGCCTCTAGCCATCAAAATGTCTTTTTTCGTAATTTTTCCATCTCCAGAGACATCAGGAAATGATTTTTTCTTTTTTTTCATTGTTTTTTTCATCTGTTTTCTCCTTCATATTTTTCTATTTCAACACTTGGCATCATTTTATCCACATTTGGGATAGATTTACCCAAGATTGTCTTTTCAATCGATGTATCAGCTCTTAGGTTTGCCAAGTCTTCGTTCTGTTCAAGCTTATCTTCTTGATTTTGTTGATTCATCATAGCTTTCATCTTATCAAGATTGATTCTTTCTTGTCCTTCAACCTTTTTACGTTCGTTATCTTGTGCTCTAAGATCTAATTCTCTTGCTCTTAACTTAGCAATTGGGTCATCACCAAAACCAGAAGTAACTTCTCTCTCTTCTTTTAAAAATTCTTCCATCATTTCAGCAATCAAGACAGCTTTTCTAGCTTCAATACGTAAAGTCATTTGTCTAAGTTGTTCTGCAACTTGTGGATTAGCTTGAGCCATCTGTTGCATCTGTTGCATTTGAGGGATCTCATCATCAAACTCTATTTCAATTTGTTCTTGTGCCATCAGACTTATATGCTCCATAATATTTTTCTCCATTGCAGCCATAATCATGGGATTGTTTTGTGCCATGTTAGTTGCCATAAAATTTAAATGAGAAGTCATATGTGCTCTATGATCTTGGCCCGGGAAAGCATTAAAAGGTTTACCTGATAAAGCCATAATGTTTTCTAAAGCAGGATCCATTGGAGCAGGCGGTTGAGGTTTCATTAAAATAGTATCAATATTTTTTACACCCAATGCTTCGTACATATGTCGATACGCTTGATACATATTGTGCATCTGCGGATTTGATTGTGCCAGCTGCAACTCTGTTTGTGCGAGGGAAATACGCTGAGTTTGAGAAAAGATGTTGGGATCGGCAACTGGCAATATATCTACTCTATCATCAAAGTCCATTTGTTTAATAAATCTTTGACCCCCAACTACGTCATACGGATATTCCGGTGGTAGATATAACTTGAATACTCTTGCTAATAATTTGAATTCGTTTTTCAAAGAAGAGTAAATTCTTTTGTGAATAGCAGACATAGTTCTGCTGCCACGTTCTAATAATGCAACTGTAGTTCCAACTGCTGCTTGTTGATTACCATCACCAACTTGTAGATCAGCAATTGATGCAAACCTTTGACCAGCGTTAACAACAATACCCATCAAGTTTAATAATGTAGCTGATGGTTCTTTGAATGGTAACATCATAAATGAATCTTTTAAGTTTCCACCTGGTGCATCTACATCTCTAAATTCACCTGGTTGAATTGACTGTGCATCATCTCTAATTCTAATACCACGCATTTTAAATCCAGCGGGTAAGTTAGATAAAGTTCCTGCATCCAATAATTGACGGAGTGCGGCAGTTGCAGTTCTGCTTAAACCGCCAATCATGTGGATTAGACCGAAGCCATAAAAGCCCAGTCCTGGAAGAAATTTGAAATGAGTAAAGTATGGAATTTTAGTTTTAGTTGGATCACCAATTTCATAGTTACGTCTAATAGATAAAACATTTCTTGTTGCTTCATCAACTGTTACTATGTATGGAATTTTAATTCCTGAAGGTTCACCTTCTTCATCAACATCTTCAAAACCTTCAATATCTAAATTAACATGGCATTCTAAAAGAGTATAGACATCATCATCTTGAGTTTTTTTTTGACCTTCTAATTCTCTTTCTTTTTTTTCAACGTCATCTTCAACTTGTCTTGGAGAACCAAGATCAATGTCTACATAAAAACCTGCTACTTGTTGTTTTTTTAATTCGTTCTTAGAAACCTTTACCCGATGGATGATTGCCTCTGCATCGTCTAATGAGGTAGCCGTGTAGGGTACAATCAAATCATCTGCCGGTACGAACTTTGATACTGCTTTTTTTGATAACTCATCGTAATAAGTTTTCTTAAAAGCTGACCCTGCTAATGGAAGATAGAATAGCATTTGATCAAAGTCGGGCTCATAGTCTTTCATTTTTTCCATGAGCTCATAGTTCATAAAATCTTTAACACGTTCTGCTTGTTTTGTTTTTTCTTCATTAGGTGCACCAATCACTTGAGTTCTAACTGGTCCATCTGCTGGAAGTAATTCTTTATAAGCTAGTGCTTGAAATTGAGTAACAGCTTCTGCAAGAACTGGGTGAGTTGCACCACTTGCTCCTTGAAAAGGTTCTGTTCTCATATCATATTTAAAACCTAATAAATCTAAACCTTGAGTGTAAGAACGTTCCCATTCTTTTCTACCCATTTGATAATCTTGATATTTAGCTGAAAGGTCTGAACCTATTTCATCTAAAACATTTTCTGGTAAAAATTCTGCTAAGTTTACGTAATGCTCGTCGCCACCTTCTGGTGAAACGGCTTTAGGATCAAAATCTATTTCAACTGATCCATCTTCTTGTTCATTAACTTCAACAGGCCCTGGAGCTTGTTCCAAATCCTCTTGAGTTTCAACTACTGTCTCTGCTACTGCTTCCTCACTAGGAAGTTCTATTGAGCCTCTTGGACTTTGAGTCAGAGACTTGTCTATTTTGTCTGCCATTTATTTTCTCCAGTTTCACTGTTTTAACAGTATTATAATTAATATTCAACCCCTGTGGCGTGGGTCCAGATTCAGGCGGCAGGAGCCAGGTCTTAGGGTATTTGTTACTCATCGTATGTATATTTTCTCATGTTTTCTAAATCATCTTCTTCAATGTATTCTTCTACGTCTTTAAGTTTGCCTTCTGCATCAGGTCTAGCGCTTGCTTCGTTATAAGTATAGCCTCCGGTCTCAGGGTCATAATCTAATTCCATTTGATTTTCTTTGTAAAGCATATCTCCATCTTGATCTATTTCTCTAATGATTGTTTTATTACCTTTTTCTGTAACAACATAATTATCTACTTGATAAACGTCTTTAAATTCTTCTGGTTTGTTACCAGTAAAATATTCCATTCCTTTTGTTTTAGCTTTTAATTTAACTTTAGCAATAAGATCCATTAAAAATTCAGGGACACCATCAGCACCTCTTCTAACTACTTCAGCTACTTTTGGTGCTTGAGTTCCAATATCAATAAATCTTCCAAGTAAAGGTATAGATGCAAGTCCACCCATAATTTTCATAAATTTTCTTTTCTTAGGATCTTCGGGTCCGTCTGCAAAACCCATACGTCCACCATATGCTGCAGATGATCTGGAAATTAATTCTTCTGTATCTTTTTCTTCTTGTAGAAACTGTAGTCTTTCTTCAGGGTCCATAGCTTCAATCATACGATTTTTCTTTTGCTCTTCATCGTAAAGTTTTTTAATTCCTTCAGCTCCAAGCATAGTTAAACCAACAGGAGTCATGACACTAGGTGCTCTTGCAGCTAAAGCTCCAAGTTTTCCAAATTTTGATAAGCCTTGTAAACCAAAAAAATTACTCATAATTCCTTTTGGTAGTTTACCCGCAATTCTTCTTACTTGTTCAGGTAAAAGTAATTCTGCACCAGCTTGACCTAGATTAGGATCATCACTTAATAATTCAGTTCCTGCTAATGTTAAACCAGCTAAAGGTGACCCCACTGCTCTTACAGTATTGCCTACACCTCTTGCAATTTGTGGAGCATACTTCATACCAAATAAAGTTCCTGCTCCGATAGCTTCTGCTGGTAAACCTGGTTCCTCTGTTTCTTTTTTAACAGGGCTTACATCAGACATCATAGATGCTGATGCAAGTTGATTTTCAATATCTTTATAGGGATCACCTAATTCAACTCTAAAGTCAGGATTTTTTTGAACTAGTTTTTCCATTGTATTTAAAAAACCAGGAATGTTTCCTTTTCTCATTTGTCCTAAACCTCTTAAAGTTAAACCTGAGTTCTGAAGAACATTTTTAAATTTTGGATTTTTTAAAACATCAATCATTTTATTATAAGTATTATCAATTGCAGAAGTTAAATTAGGGTCTTTTTGAATAAATTCTTTAAAGTTAGGATTTTTTTCATATTGAGATTGTAAAACTTTTAATGATTGTGGTGATGTAGTTAATTCTGTAAAGTATTGTCTAAAAGCTTTTTCAGGTTCATAAGTAAAATTAAAATCTTTTGTTGGAGTTATTTTATTGTTAACAATTTTATATGCATCTTTACCTTTTACTTCTGGATAAACTGATTTAGTTAAGTCATTTAATTCTTGTAGATTTTTATCTACATCTATTCCTTGATCAATATTATTTAATAAAGCTTTTCTTTTTGTAGAATAACCTCTCCAACCTAATTCATAATTTCTTGAAGATGTCATTCCCACTAAATTATTTAATCCTCGCATAATATCTTGAGGGTTATCCATTTTAGCTATTTCCGCTATACCTTCCGTATGGTCTAAATTAAATTTCAATCCTGAATCTAAAGTAGATACGTCAAATATTTCTTTTAAAAGATCTGACTGTTTAGTCATAAAATTTTTTATAGAAGTTTCTCCACCTAAAACTTTTTTTAATTGTTCGGGAGTTAATTTATTTTCTATTTGTTTTAATTTTTGATCATAAATAATTGAAGACCTATTTCTTTTATTAATGTATTTATCCATAGAATCTGGAAAATAATTTTTAATAATGTTAGACCTAAATTTACCGGTTCCTACTTTATCATCACCCAAAATAAACATAACATCTCTTAAATTATCTAGGGTGTCTGCGTATTGTACTTTTAACCCTTCTCTATTTATTGGCGAACCATCTCCATAAAATTTTTTATCTACATTATAATAATCTAGATATTCTCCTACTCTTTTTCTAAGAATTGAATCTGTTTCCATTTTACCTGAATAAAATAATTTTTTAAAAAAATTTTTATAAGCTTGTTCTGGATTATTTCCCTGACTCAAATAAACTCCTGAATTATATTTTTCAAAAGGTATGTTAGAATCTTTTGCTCCAATATTTGGTAAACCATGTCTTAAAATATTTCTTCCTTTTTCTCCAAGAGATGAGGTTTTAACTTTCTTAAATTCTTTTATTAAATCTTTTTCAAATTTATCATAGTCTCTAACACTATATTCATTTATGTTATTATCAAAAAAATTATTTACAAAATTATTTATTTGTTCTGTTTGATTTAAAATTTTTGTTTTTTGTCCAGAAGATTTTAGTTTACCTAAATTAGCTTGTCTTTCATTATAAAAAACATCTGCTTCTTCTTTTGTATCAAATATTTTATTTCCTTCATTAAATCCTGTACCTGATTTTCTTTTACCAAATTCTTTATCTCTATACCTAACATAATATTTATCTTTGTTTTTTCCAGATGTAAATTGTTTGACTCCTGCAAATCCTTCACGTGTACCAAGATCAGTACCATAAAAATTACCACCACCTATTGCAAAGTTTTCTCTATCGGACACTGCAATCTGTTCTGTAACCTTTTCACCTACCTCACCAAAGTAAGGCATTAACATTTGTGTATGTTGTTCTTGTGTGATCTCTCCATCTTTTAATGCTTCATCCATATAACCTTTTAAAATAGCAACACGACTTCTAGGCATTAAACCAGGGGAGGCTTCTTTAAGAGTTTCTATCTTGTCATTGAAAGTTGTTGTAGGTTCAGGTGAACCATTAGCGAAAGCTCTACGCTTCATGTAACCCATCATTTGATTGTAATCGTGAAGTTTCAATTTAAACTCCTAGTATGTGAGGCAACCCACCTGAAGCGTTTTTACTTCTTCTTATTACTTCGTCAAACTTACCTTGGAATTCTAAAGTGTCACCATATTGTTCAAGTAATCTATCATAAGCTTCTGGATCAAGTCTTCTGTTTTCTAACATTTTAATAATTCTACCTGCTGTATCTTTGTCCATGTCCATCATTTGATCTACAAACTCTTCATCTATTTCTGGAAACTTAGCCATTAATTTTTCTTTACTAATTTTAAATCCCGATGGTACTGGTGGTACATCTAAAATTTCTCTTGATTCTATTTTGATAGTGTCTGGTCTGTTTCTAGCTTCAAATTCTGAAATTGCTTGTTGTGTGGTTTTTTCTGGTTGTGGTGCTCTATCTGCAGTTGTGATTGCATCTTCACCAAATCTATTCATAATTTTACCAATAGCACCTTTTAAAGATTCTAGTCCAGATATTGTTTTACCAACCTTTGGTATTTTTTTTATTAATTTTTTAGGATCATCGTTTCCTTCAGAATAACCTATTCTACCACCGTCAGCTTTTTTAGGCTTGCTTACTTGACTAAAAGTTCTGTCATAAAAATCTAAAGTTTCATTTATATCAACACCTTCGTCCTGAGCGTTTGATTTAATCTTTGCCATAGTAGTTCCAAAATCATCTGACTTTGTTCCTGAGTACATTACTTTTGTTAACACATCTTCATCAATACCTTGTTCAATTAAATCATCATACATATTAGATCTAACGACCGCACCCATATCAACATTTTCATAAATACCTTCTCCTACGTCTTCAACTAAATCTGCAACAAATAATTTTTGTCTAGTGGTTTTAGCACCTAGTTCATCAATCATGCCTTTAGCTTTATTTAATTTCCTTGCATTGTCTTCTAGTGTAAATGCAGACATTTCATCTTTAGTTACAAATGGTCTATCTAAATCTGGTTTTGTTGGAAGATCATCTACGTTATCAAAATAACCTTTACCAAATTTTTGATCTACAAGATTTTGTACAACGTCTTCATCTCTTATTGTAAAATCTTCTAGTTCCTCAAATGGGGTATTCATAATTTCATCGACTCTTTCAGATTTAATACCATATTTTTCTGTGGCTTCTTTTTTTACTCTTTGTTTATCAATTTCATTTTTTGCTCTAGCTTTAGGGTCATCAATAAAAGTTACACCTTTGTTGCTTGGAGCCTGACTCATAATTCCAGTATCAAGTGTTGAAATGTTTTCACCTTGTGACGTAATTTTTTTCTTAGCCTCTTCCATAATCATCTCTTCTTCGATTGGATTAGGTTCTCTTTTAGTTTGTGATGTAAAACCTTTTTTAAGGGCGTTATAAGCTGCCGTTACCGTTTTGTAAATTTTACCAACTTTTGGTATTTTATCTATAGCCATTAATAATACGTCCTCTGTTGCGGAGGTATTGAATCCTCCTCATAATCTTCAGGGTGTTTAATTAAACCACCCTGTCTAAATCTCATAACAGCTTGGGTCATAGAGTCCACTAGATCATCATGGTCTCCATAAGGAAAAGCTGCACATTCCTCAATGACTTCTTGCGCAAAGTCCATTTCTTTGGGCGCCCATATCAGTCCCGACTCAAAGAGCGGAGATACTGCGTTTACCCTCGTGTGTTTATCGTTACCACGAGATGGTGAGAAATTTATAACAGGTATCCCCATTTTCCGCAACTCATAAGTTAAAGGGAGCCCTGATGCCTTACTCTCGATTATAACTGTTTCCGGATTCCAGTAGCCGTATTGTTCTAATGCAATACGCCGGAGTTCAGGAAATTCATAACGACCCTTTAATGAATCAAGTAATATTAAACTAGGTGGTGCATCTTCGTTTTCTGTAAACACACCCCAAGTGGTAATAGCAGAATAATCGGCAGTTTCTTTTTTCATAAAAGCTGTATCGTAAGATTGTATAATGTGTTGCAGTGGAGGCATGTCTTCCTTTTCCCAATCTCTCCACCATTCACGTTTTATTAATGCACCTTCTTCTGAAGTAGGATTCTGCATATACTGTGCATTCCATTTAGTCAGAGGGATAGAAGCCTTTACTGATTCTAAATCTTCTAACTTCCAATACTCTGGCCATACAGGTTTACCTGATGGCATGATTGCAGGGAATTGTACAATCTCCCACTGATCAGCTTTAACTCCTTTTTGAGCTTTTAATAATCTTCCTGTTAAATCTTTTTCATTCCATCTTGTCATAATGACAACAATCGATCCACCAGGTTGAAGACGTTGACGTGGGCCAGAAGTATACCACTCGTAAGTTCTATCTAAAGCTTGGTTGTTCATAGCATCTTGCTCAGTATGTGGGTCATCAATAATTAGTAGATCAGCTCCCCGTCCAGTGATTGCTGAACCTACACCGGCAGCATAATATTCTCCACCTTGTTCGGTTTCCCATTTACCAGCAGCCTGAGAGTCAGGGTTAAGTCTAGTTTTAAATACTTGTTTGTATTCCGGTGAGTCCATCAAAGATTTAGCCTTACGACCAAACCTTACAGATAATTCAGTTGTGTTAGTTGATTGAATAATTTTTAGTTTAGGATTTCTACCAACCATCCAGGCAGGCAAAAGGTAAGAACCAAATTCAGACTTAGTATGCCTAGGTGGCATATTAATAATTAATCTTTTAATTTTACCTTGAGCAAGTCTATCAAACTTATCAGCGATTGTTTTATGGTGATTACCTTCAATAAAGTCAGGCCAAACATGTTTTACAAAATCCATAAAGTTATTCTGTATTCCAGCTGTCTTTTTCTTTTCTCCGTACTGTGCAGCCAATAATGAAAATTGTCTTCTAACGTCAGCAGGTAATTTCTCGAAGTTCTTTAGTTTATCTTTATCTATCATTTGAAAAATTTTTTCTAGAAAATTTTTACACTATTTTTTTAAAAAGTAAAAAAGTATTATAAAGCTTTAAATGTAAGAAACACGGCATAAAGGGTATAGTCTGGGACCCCTTTTATTTTTATATAAAAACAATTATTTAATTAAGTTTAAAAGTAGGGAGAGCCCTGGTACCTCTATGAGTTACCAGGGCAAGAAAGGTTGGCTCTAGTCTAGTAGAACCATGTATGCCTCAGCATTGTGTTGTCTGAAGTAGTTTATATCTTTACGTACTTTGTCCCAAAGCTTTGACGTACCGTCAACGCCTGCTGCTTTGTCCTCTAGTGTAGCTGCTAACTCATTGATGAATATTCTATCATGAATGATAGACTCTTCCTTGGTTAACATAATAGACTCGCCATTCATTCTGTTCTTACGTTCTTCTGTTCTGTTGTCTGTGTTTGTTTGTGTTGTCATATTATACCTTTCTGTTATAGGATTATCCTATTCTACAATCTGTCCGTTGTCAACCCTTTCAATAGTAGTATATGAACGATAACCTGTGTCATCTGTTACCTTGTGATAACCTTGGCTCTCGCGTCTGTGTCTTATAAACTCAATCGGTCGACCATGTTCAATGTTTTCCATGTTATGATCAAGCCATTCATGTTTACAACCTTGACTACAAAAATATGTATCAGAACCACTTGGGGTCCAACCCCATTGATTAGGTGTTCTGTCCATTGTTGAGTATGCATACTTACCTCTAATCACACCTCTAGATTTTAAAAACCTGTCATTAGTAGTTCTGGTATGGCATGTTGGTCCTTGGCAAAAATGTTTATTTGGCATTAGTACCTCACTTTCCAACTGCCACTTGCAGTTCTATATCCTTGTTTATCTAAATCAAAGTAAGTGATTAATGCAGTTCCAATTTTGCTTGTCCAATATCTGCATTTGTCATCAAACTTACCAAACCTTGTAACAACTTCTCCATTTGCTTTTTTAAATGTTATTCTAAATGTTTTGTCTTTTATCATGTTTTATTCCTTTCTAGTTATATATGGGAGTATATATTATACTCCCATATAGTCAATCTTTAATTTAAACTTTCTTCATATTGTTTTCTTGCCAATATTTTTGCCTCTCTTGTGTTAGCTGATTGTTTGTTCTTCATGCCTTTAATCATACTAGCCAAGTTGCTTGGGTTGTAGATAGTCAATCCTGTTGAGTTGGTTCTAATTAACTCTGCCTCATCAACTTGTATTCCAAGTTCAGTTGCAAGTTCAATACCCTCGCTAAGATATCTGTATGCTTTCAATCCAATCTTTAATTGGTCGCATTGTTTTTGAATTGTATCAATCCATGTTTGGTGTTTAGATACAACATTAGCTTTTGCAATTCGCCAATTCTCAAATTGAGTGTACTCATCTTTGGTACATGCTATTGCTCTTGATCTACAATAAGAAGTTCCAATGACATCAAGATAGTATGGGTCATTAAAAGTTTTAGTTATTCCTGTACTGTCATCACGACTAGAATAACTATTACCAACTTTGCCGAGTGCTTTCATACACTCATCAACATGTTTAGTCTTATGAGGATTATCTTTATTCTCATTCTGTTGAGCATAAATATCTGGGTTGCAATCCATAGCTTTTAAATCTTCTCTAAAATATGCAACTGCAAACTTTTTACCCTCTTCACTATC